GAGCGCCTGGGTGAGAGCCTGCTGCGTCGCCACAAGGGCGGCGTAGTCCTCGGCGTGCTTCAGGACCTTCGCCTTCAGCTCGTCGTTGTCGGCCTTCACGTTGCCGAAGTGAGTCGAAAGGTCCTTGTACTGCTGCTCGGTCTCGGTGCGGTTCTTGGTCAGCAGTCCAGTGATGTCACTGAGCTCCTTGGTGAGAAGCGCGAGCGCCGCCTCGGCCGACTGCTTGTCGAGCGGGGCTTCCTTCTTCAGGTACATGCCCCGGGTCACAATGGCGGGGCTGGCCATAAATCGGGTCTTCGTCATTTCAGGGTTCCTTCTAGAGCATCGCTTTGATGCGGGCGAGTTGATCGCGAACTGGTTGCAGCAATTGTACATCCAGCAGGGGATGCTCGTCACCAGGCTGTCCAACCGAAGGTTGTTGCCTGTCTAGGAACAGATGCGAGTTCGCTTTCAAGTAGTTCGCCAACTTGTGCGCGTCGCGTCTGCCTCGGCACAGCCCATTGGCTACAAGAGCCTTCTCGAGCTGTGACATCGTATCGTGATTCTTGATGAAGGTCATCTCTGCTTCGAGTTGGGCAGGGAAGACAACAACACTGACTTCCATCAGGTCGCCAGACTTGATGATCAGGTACTCTCCGTCTTCGGATTTCGCCTCATCAACATAGTCGAAATCATCCAGCGTAAACCCAACACTGAAGTTGAGACCGCCGTTCTGAACAGCGACTTCATGAACATCCTTGACGTAGGAGATGTTCAGATTCAGCTGCCCCTCGATCTCGAGATTGTCACCCACTGTCTTGAGCTTCGAAATCACACCAGCGGGCCTGCTCCAGTCGTGATGAACCAGAAGCTTCACACCACGAGGACCCATCAGGCCCTTCTGCTTGATGGACTTGTCGAAAGCCCCTTTCATGACCTTATGACCATAAAGGTCGACGGACGGAGTACTCGCAATGCCAGCGAAGAACCCCTCGGGCTGGTTCTCCAGCTTGGTCTTTGCAAGCTCCATCGAAAGATCGAGGTTGATCTGATCACCAGACTTGTACTTCTCATTGGCCTTGGTAATCAGGTCGCCCTGCTTGTGATGCTTGATGGCCATGGACCTATCTCTCAGTTTACGAGCTTGAGCGGAGGGGTTGCTTTATCAGCGGGCTCATCTTCGTCTTCGCTATCGCCTTCGGGTTTGGTATCACCATCCGTCGGGATCGGCGTAGACGTAGTCGAGCCAATTAGTTTCGGGAGATCCTTGTCCGGTTCAAAGCCGAGGATCTCGCGCTTCTCGTCCGTAGTAAGGAAGTTGACGTGACTGAGCGTCTGGCCGAGCTTCGCGCGGCCTTCCCATAGCGCAGGAATAGCATCATAGTCGAAGGAAATCTTAGCACCATACGGACAAAGACACGCAGTGAGACCAGCTGCCATAGGAGATATATAAGTGGGAACCACAGTATCTTGCCATAGCGCGAGTCTGGACTGTTCATAATTGTTCGAATACTTTGCAGAGTCCGCATTGCTCAATCCTAAGAGAGCTACTGGAACACCGAACACGCCTGCGATAATACGTGTCATGTCGTCCAAAGGAATCTTCGAATGAATATCACCCATCTTATTGTCGAGCGTATGAACTTCGATCTTCGTGTTGTAAAGGAAGAGAACGTTTCCGCTGTTCTCTTCACCAGGGCCGGCAGATTCAAGATTCTCTTTGAGCGACTCGACCTGTTTCTTTGTAAGAGTCTTATCCGATGTAACCACATACTTAATATTTGGATGACCATCCGCCGTGTCGAGCGCACGCTGCATCAGACACTTGATAATCATCAGAGGAATCATCAACGACTCGATAGCCGCTGGACTTTTATTGTATTCAATCAAGCCAGAGAGACTCGGAAAGCTAATCTCAGCGGCATACGATTCACCCGGGGATGCTTTACGCTTCGAAGGATACCTCTGCTCTTGCTGCGTCCCCTCGCCGTAAATGTAGGTGTCGATCGTACCGCGCGAATTCGGAAGCCCCTTCATGTACTTGGTAGCGAGAGGATAGATCCCATTCGGAAGTCCACCAGTCCCGACACCTACCTTGAAATGAACACGGGAATAAAGCATCAAGTTGAGCGTCAACCAATACCGCATGTTCTCCGGAGTAAGATTGTCGTTCGGAGACATCAAAAGGCTATTGATCGCCTTGATCTGATTCGGGCTGGCCTGCTCGCTCTTGGCAACCAACGGGTTGACTTCACAGAACCAAGGAACAGCCTGGGCGCTAGATGCAACAAGGTGCGTCACACGATATAACTGCGGGATGCTGCGCTGGGCCTCTTCCGCTCCCATCACCGCCGTAGTGGACAGAAAGCGAATTGGCTGTCCAGCGATCGTAAAGATCGGACTGACAGGCTCTTCGGACGCTTCCCGCTTCGGAGGCTTCTTGACAAGATGGTTGAAAGGCCACATGTGGCTAGACTTTGCGCCTTCCTGAAGAAGCAGCTTGTGGGGCGGGAGCCGGAGAGGCGGGCTGAGCTTGGACGCCAGTTCGAGCCTGGAGCGACTTGCTCTTGATGCTCACCGCAGGACGCTCATTCGGAACATGCGAAACGCTCCCGCTCCGATACCGTTGTCCGGTAGCGTAGCTTGAACCAGAACTGAAAGACTTACCACATCCGCAACCCAAGGGACTCTCCTATTGTGGTTACCAGAGCTTCACAACACCGCCAAAAGGATCATCATCGTTGGCGGGATTGGAAATAGCATCCTCTAAAGCGTAGCGAGAAGAATCCCAACCGTGGTTATTAGCATCCACAGGAATGCGACCAGGTAGAACTTTTCCACTGAGCTTGTCCGTCATAAACGAGTAAAGCCGCGCCTCATCGCGCATTTGCTCGCATTGCGGATGGATGACGATCTTGTATCCCGACATGAAGTTGATGCCGGACTTAACGGAACCTGGACCCTTCTGGGCTCCGACGATGTTGGGAAAGCCCCGCGCATTAAGAAATTCAATTGTTCCAGGTTGGCTTGAGTCTGCCTTGACGAGATCATAATCGGAGTCGACCACAGAGCGGATAAGTGTGGGAAGCTGATCCATGGGAACACGGCCAGTGCCCTCCGCTGCGATGTAGATCGTCTTGATTGCCTCGATCAAGTAGAGCTTGACAATAAACGACGGATCTGTTCCGAAGCCAAAGTCCAGCCCATATCGCGGCGGACAATCAAGCGGTACAGGAACGATACCAGTAGTGCAGTTCGGGAAGACCTTGGAGTCAGCGGCTGTATCGTATCCGCCTTCCCAAACATGCTTATATCGTTCATAATTCCCCTTTCGGAGCGTCTCTCGCTCCTCAGGTAGCTCCGTCTGGTAGAAGTAAGGATTGTCCGCGCACTCAACGAACGTCACAAGGGAGCGCGGAGGTGGACCTTCTTTCGTGTTCCTGAAGTAGTAATCCACAGGATCAGAAGGCTTCTCGGGATTCCACGTCCAAATGAAGAACGAACCGGGGCTGCGTACCGTAGGGAGCAGCACTTCCATTGACTTAGCTCGGATGGTGCGGGCTTCTTCTACCCAGACGATATCTGCACCTTCAAGCGAGCGAATCGAATCAATGTTACGCTCGAGACCTACGAAGCTGAACTCGGACTTCGTTTCGACGTGAGTGATGTACTGATCCGTTACCTTGTAGTGTCCGCCAAAGCCAAGAGAAAGAATTCTCTTCTCGATAAGCGCCTTGGAGGAGTCACGGATAGAATTTTGGAATTGCCTGGCGCACACTATCTTCTTCATCTCCTGACCGCCAACCACAGTCAGAAAGGAAGCGACGCTCCAGGACTTAGCAGAACCTCGGCCACCATATAGAGCGTGATGACGAGCAGGAGTCCAAAGATTCTGAACAAACTTCGCTCCCAGATGGAGATCGAGCTGGGACTTGCGTCCTTGCGTTTGCCCTTGCGTATGAGGGTAATCAAGGACACTCATTATCAGATGACCAGAGCCAAGAGGATAACCAATACCATACCGACTAGGATTCCAAAAAGGATGCCAACGGTAATGCCCCGGAACAAGAGGCAACACGGGCAATCGGTAAACAGATACTGAGTAAGACGAGACGTCCAATGCTCAGGTGTCTGGCACCAAGAAGGAAGGATCGTGTAGGACACCCAAGCAAAAAGGTTGGAGATAGCGTTGTCCTCCCACTCGACAGGTGTGTCGGGTTGGGAGGGATCTGCTTGAGGGAGATCACCAGGACGGAATTTCAAAGGAAATGGTGACTCGTTACGCCGCGTCATCTGGGAGCGAGACGGGTACGGGGTTGTTCAACACATCCTCGATTGTCTGGACAGATGCATCGTCAGATGTATCGAGGTGCAGATCGCTTACGTCATTCGCAGGCTTGCTGTGGGTGCCATCGATTGTCTTCGATGGATCAAACGCCTGTGGGGGCATGTATCGATCAGGAGGGACCGACACGATGTTCACATGCTCGATCACATTGATCGTGGACTTGCTGTCGATTTGTAACGGAAGCACCTTAGCAATAACCTGAAGGTACTGCTTCGGGAAGGTGCTCGCTGCGTATTTCAAGTAACCAAGAAGCCCATCGCGACCTGAGCCATCCATCCCGATCGCCGCTGCCGCATCAAGAATAAGTGTGCGCAGGTCAGCGTGTTGGTCGGTCGAGAGCTGGTTGCCGAGGTGAACCTTCTGCAACTCCGCAGTCATATTGATCGGAGTGAGATTCACTTGAACAGGGGATTGGGTTGGGGACTGGACCATGCTGATATATAGTCAGAAAAAAAGACCGGGCTGGCCAGGGGACCAAACCCAGTCTTTGAAGTAGAAGACGGCGAACTCAGAGGTCAATCCCAGTCAACGCCTACGCAACAACCCCCATCCGAGATGGGGAAGGGCACCCAGGGAAATCTAGGAGGAGCGCCCCGAAAGGCACCCCTCCAACTCAGTCTAGAAGGACAAGAAGGGGGTCCATCCTATCTCATCCAGACCAAGTCTACAAGTGCTCATGACCTTAACCGCGTCTCTGGGATAGAGATCCCGAGGGATCCTTTGGGGCCCAGAAACCAAGCGATGTGTGAAAGGGGTCCACCAAGCATCGCAGAGCAGTATGAAAGGCCGTAACGTGAAGTTTGCGGCTGACTCACGTAGAGCACTTACAGGGAGCGTAACACAGACGCATTGACGATGCAAGTGGAAAATTGCCACCCCAAATGTTGCTGGACTTTCAATGAGATATCTCCATTTGTCCTAATTTGTACCACAGTTCCTACAACACCACAAAAGAGGCCAGCTGTAACTTCCGCCTTTGATCCTAAACACAAGTCATGTGAGTTATGGGTAGTGAGGTAGATGGAGTGGGAGATCATCACCGAGATCTCCGAAAGGAAACAATAGGCATAGGAATGTGGAGGTTGTCGTGGGACTGTGGGTGGTAAAGGATTCTGCTGAGAGAAAAGATGGGGGTGGGAAGGATGTTCGTGGGGTCGTTGCATAGGACGGAGTTTAGGGGAACGGGGTAAAGAATGAATATTTTCCGAGAGGAAAAGGAATGAAGGAAGGACAGGCAACACCACATGGGACCGAGTTCGTGCGGGGCCGCGACGGATGGGAACGGAAGTAGTTGGGCAATAGAGGGTCGGGTGGAGGAGGCTCAGGGGTAGGGTGTCGCGTGGGTGACAGCGGAGTATCAAGTAACGTGGGTTGGGGTCTGTCTGCATGGACGGAGCCTTCTGGGTTGTCGTTGTAGATGACCGATTTAGTTTTAGCGCCGCGCGAGAAGTGAAAATCAAAGAGAGGAATTTTAGGGGTGAAGATATTTAGAGGACCGAATCAAAAATTGGGAAACGCGGTGCGTGAGTTTGGAGGACCGATTAGTTTTTCGGGAAACGTGCGAACGACCTGCCGCCTCGACGACGCGATTCTCCGGTTTTGGTTTTCACCCCGGGGGGTGCATACCTGCTATGCGTTAGGCGCCGTTGCATCTTAGGCGTGCATGTCGCATATACAGGGGGAAGCAGCGTGTTGCTGCTTCCGCGCCCTGCATCCGCCGCGCGCGTCAAACATAAACTGGAGTTATCGCTATGTCTCGTCGTAATCGCAAGTCGCAGTCCGTCACTG